CGACCCGACATCGGCATCGGGGTAAGAACTCGCGCCCGTCGTCATGTCGATGACGAAGGCGGTGGAGCCCGTCACCGCCACGATATCGGGCGTCGGGCTCTTATTGTTCCGGGCGAAATAGACCGTCTCGGTACCTGAGAACGCCCCAAGGTCCGCAACCATGTAGTTGCCGCCGACGAGGGTGATCGTCACCAGCCGATCATCGAGAGCCGCCAGCACGACGCCATTGATCTCGATGGCGCCTCGGCAATGCGCGCGTCCCGATACCTCGATGATCGGTCGGATACCGGGAACGCGGCTGATCTTCAGACGCCCATCGGCCAGCTTTTCAGCGAAGGCATTGACCAGCCGGCCGCCGCTCTCCACGAACCGCCCCTTTGCCGATGAGGTCGGGAATGGGACCTGGACGGCGGGCATCAGAAATAGTCCGTCGTCTGCGGAGCGTAGGTCGGAGACGATGCGGTTACGCGCTTCATCCGACGCTCCTGAAGAGCGCGGTAATCCTCGCTATAGGGCCGGCCGAAATCGTCACCGACTTCATTGGCCAGCATGCGCGCAAGCGGCAGAAACACATCGTCGTCGATGGCTTCGAGGTCACCGATCAGCAGCACCTCGCTTGACGCAAGTTCGGCAGCGAGCGGCTCAACCGCGTCGTCAACGACCGTCTTGTCTTCGTTGGAGAGAGGCTGACCCGAGCCCTCCTCCTGAAGGATGGACAGGGCCTTGGCGACGAGCTGAGCGCGCGTGCGGGGCATCGTCAGGCGCCTTCGCCTTCCGAGGCATCTTCCTTGGCCTTTCGACCGCGTTCGGTCTTCTGCTCAAGGTGCGAATGACGTGCAGCTTTCTCAGCCACCTCGTCGGGGACTTCGGTCCAGTCCGAGCGGCTGAAGACGACGCCGAAAAGCTCCTGCTCGTCCGGGCCATGGCCATTCGCGCGCGGGTCGCCAATGAAGCGAAACTTCGCCATGTGCTTGCTCCTGAAATGAGAAAAGGCGGGCACCGGAGCGCCCGCCTCATGGTCGGTGATGGTTCGTCGATCAGACGGTGTAGAGGACGACCATCGTCAGGCGCCCGGTCCCACCGGCATTGGCCGCCGCGTTGAACAGCACCTGATGCACGGTTTCAGCGGAAAGCGTCTTGGGGCCGCCAGTGACGAGCACGCCTGCGAAAGGCAGATAGATGCTCGCGACGCCGGTCTGGAGATGAACCGAAACGTCACCGGTCACGACGCCGAAGTTGCCCCAGGCATCCGTGTCCGCATTGTCGACCCCGTTGGCGGCATAGCCGGCATCGAAGTCCAGCGTCTCAGTGCCGGTATCGATGTCCTCACCGATGACCCAGCCGCCGATGATGGTCGCGCCCTTCGGGGTGCGGCACATCTGAATGACATCGGTGTTCGCGACAGCCGCGCCGATGTTGTAGGTGCCCCACGCGACCTTGAGGTTGCCCCCGCCGCCCATGCCGGCAACGGGGAAGCCCGCGAGGGCGCGATCAGCAGTGACAGTACCGATAGCCATTGATCAGCCCTCCTTACGCGGCCGTGGACGAGGCGAAGAAGCCGGTGACGACGCCATTGTCCTTCAGATCGTCGCGGTCGCCCGCGCCGGTCCCGAAGACGATTTTGTCGACGCCGTAGATCGCCGAGGTTTCGACGCCGTACTTGTCGCCGTAGTCGAATTCCTGGGTCCTCGACTTCCAGCGCCGGGCATACGCGACACCCACCGCCTGAGCGCCGCAGAGGAAGGCCGGGACGACCGTGGACGAATCCCCGAGCGCGGTGAGCGTCGAGTAGTCGTAGAGGTCGTGGGCCTCCTTGATGATCACGCCGTTCCAGAGAAGATCGCCGCCCTTGAACAGGCGGTTATTCTCCATTTCGAGCGAGACATCGCGCTGAGCCTGCGAGATGGTGGAGTCACCACGCAGATCGCGGAACGCCAGCGGGTGGGCGTACAGGATGAAGTAGTGCCGGCCGTTGGCTTCCGTCCTGATAGGGCGGATCTTCGGGTTGGCCCGGTTCATTGCCATGAACTTCATGGCGTCGATGTTGGCCGCCGTCAGCCGCTCCGCCGCAGTGCCCGCAGTCAGAGTGGCCAGGCCAGCCGACAGATCTCCGGAAGACGCGGCGTAGGCTGAATTGCCGAAGAACACACGATCGGAGTTCTTCGCCAGCCACACGTCGGCAATCGTGCCACCGTCCGCCGTGATCGCCGCCGCGGTCATCTGGACGCTGCCGGCGGCGGTCTTCATCACACCGAGGGCCTTGGTGACGAGACGCTCGGTGTCCTTCATAGCCCACTCCTTGAGAGTGGCTTTGCCGGCCTGGCGCAGGGAAATCGCCGAATACTGCTCGTCGATCTCGGCCACGCGCACCGCATTGCGGCGCTTGTCGACGGCCAGCTCAAACGAGCGAGTGGCCATGTCCTCTTCGTTGCCCTCCATGATGCCGCGACCAGTCACGGCGTCCTGGGTGAGCTTGTTGACGAGCGCGAAATTGACGCGGTCGCCCTTCTTCTTGGTCAGGTCTTCCTTGACCTGGATGATCGAGTTTTCGTTCGACCCGAATTCGCCCGCATAGCGGTTTTCGGTCAGGTACTCGACGAAGAACTGATCGTCCCAAATCTCGGGAGTGAGATTGGGATTTGCGCGAGTGTCAGCCATTTGAGGCTATCCCTTCGGGGAGGGACGGCGCCCGGTCCTGCGCAATAAAAAAACCCCGCTCGGTGGCGGGGCTTCAGCGGCGCATGCCGAGGATGTCGTCCAGGTTCGGAGGCCCGGAGTAGGCCGGACCCGTGCGGGCACCGACGTTGCGTCCGGTTGCGAAGTTGCCGGGCATGACAGGGGCGGCGCGCGGTGCGCCGGGCTGCTGGCCCTGCTGAAGCTCAGCCATGAGTTCCGCCTTCAGCTCGTCGCGCAGCTTCTGCTTGTAGGCTGCGGGATCGGAGCCGATTTCGGCCATGGCGGTCTGCTGCTGATGCCACTGAACGGCGGCGGCCCATGGGTTCGGGCTGCCGTTGATCTGCTGGATGAATTCCTTGGGGAGCTGACCTGCTTGAGCCGCCGTGTTGAATGCCTTCTCGGCTTCCGCGACGACTTCGGGCTTGAATTGCAGCTCTGCCATCCCGCGCTGCATGGCCTTCAACTGCCCCATGACAGGGCTGACGGCCTGCTGAACCCCACGCTGAAGATAGGCGTCGGGATCGGTCCAGATATCGGGCGCCTGCTCCGGTTCCGGCTGTGCCGGCTTTGGCTGGAGCTGCGAGAAAATCTGGTTGAACCGCTGCTCCCACTGAGCATTCTGCTGTTCGAGCTTCGTCTGAAACTCGGCAACCTGCTCGGTGTAGCGCTTGGCCTTCTGGCGTTCCGCCTGAAGCGCGGCGACGGGGACCATCCCCCGTTCGTCGGTCTGCGGCTCGCCTTCTGAAGCAGGTTCGGCGTTGGCTTGTGGCTCTGCCGTCTGCTCAGGCTGCGGTTCGGTGCGGGTTTCCGGCGCAGGCGCAACGGCGCCCTGACCGGAGAGGATATTCTCCAGATCGGTGGACATCAGATTTCCTTGACGTGAGGATCACGAAACGCCCGAGAGCCCGGCGACAGCAGCCCATTAGTGGGGAGAGCCAAGCCCCTAACGCCCGATAAGCCCGGCGACGGCTAAGGAGAGCTTGCGGCTCTCAATTGGTTATCTGCCCAGCAACGGGTGGTGGGTTCAGGACACGGCCAGAGCCGCGCTATCGACAGAAGCCGAACCGGCGGCATTCGTGCCGGTAGTTCTCATGAGCAGCGTCGATCCGCTGTCGCCCGCCTGAACGGTGTAGGGCACCGCAGCTCCCCCGGCCGTTGCTGGCGTCATATCGCCCACGTCGGTCGTGCCGCCCCGAATTGCGTCGTAGGTTCTGGTCAGCCCGCCGCCGAGCAGACGGGCGAGTGCCGTGCCAACACCGAGCGTTCCGCCCACTGCGAGCGGCCCCGTGGTCGGGGTCGTTGTCGGCAGCGCGAATAGAACCGGACGGCCTGCGGTGAAAATGGCCGAAGCATTGGCGGGCTGGCCGGAATAATACTGCGCCTCGTCGGTATAAAAGACGTTCAGATAGGCGATCCGAACCTCGATATCGACGGCCTGCTGCAAGCCCCGAATGATGAAGTCGGTATTCATCGGCAGCGACTGCACCCCGATCATGGCTGTTCGCACCGGACGAAGCGGGCCTTGATACTTTTTACCCCCGTTCCAAGGTCCGTGCGAAGCCGTCATCTGCTTGCCGAAGCAGGTTGTCGATCCGCATTGCACCTGAACCGTCGCAAGGCCCACGGGATCGTTGCCCGCGCTATCGGTGATCTCGATGTAGCAGAGGAAGGCGACGCTTTTGCCGTATGTGTTCGTCCCGGCGAGGTGTGGCGTCGAAAAGCGGAGCTGGATGTCTCCCGTCGAACCGGAAGCGGTCGGGTCAGCCGTCACTGTTCCGCTCACCGTAAGGCGTCGGCACGGAACGCTCCCCGGAAGTGAGCGCAACACGTCTGCCGCTTGAATTGCGGTCGCGCCGGAATTGTTGGTGAGCGTGGGCGCGGTCCCCATGTTCCAGTTGGCGTTGAAGTTGCCCGCGACCTGCCCGCCGTCATCGAAGACACCCTTGGCAACGAAGAGAGCCTTCATAGCCGTGCCACGAGCGAAGCCCAACCGAGAGGCGCTGACGGCCTTGTTCGGATGAACGCTGTCGCTGCTGTCAGCGG